AAGTTTTTAGGTTCGCTTTATAAATAGAAGATGCTGACACAACAACCACCTAGACCCATTTGCTCCCATTGTAAATTTGCTCTTGCTAAACCTAACGGGAAGAGTAAACACGGCTTTCAGAAATGGCACAAGTATTGTGAAGACTGTGCCAAGACTATGTACTCAGGTAGATTCAAACATCTACAGCATAAGGGTAATGAGTGTGAAGAATGCGGTTTTGTACCAGAAGATCGTATTCAGCTTGATCTTGTGTATCGTGATGGAAATAAGAAGAATAAAAAGAAAACTAATCTGTTGACACTATGCGCTAACTGTGCTAGATTACATAATAAGAAGTTGCGTACTGGTAAGAAATCTATATTGAATGTCACCGTAGATGGTGACACTAGAATCGCTTAATTTTCAGCGACAATACACAAGTATTCATTAGTAGTGCCGTAATTTTCTACCCAATGTAAGCAGCGGCTTCCTAAAAACTCAACAACCAGATATTCCCCGGCACTAGGCATCAAAATATCTACTACATTGCCCCTTGGTTTGTCATAAGGGCTTGCGGTTTTCCTACATGCTTCGATTATTTCTTCTTCGTCTCTGCTTACGATTTCTTGATGATTAAAGAATACCTTTTCTGTCACCGGCATAGTATGCTTCAACGGAACTATAACAACACAAGTTTTACAATCTCTGTTGTGTGATCCGTTTCTATTCAGAATATGAGGGTGAAAATGAGCGTGTGCTTCGTATTCTGAGACTCCAGCTACATAAGTCAACGCTATTCTGTTTACACCGTTTGGATGAGATTTTTCAATAAGTTCGAATGCTTTGGGAGCAACCAAGCCAGCTTTTTCACGCAATATAGTTTGTATATCGTTTATGCTAATTTCAATAGGAGATCCATCGTCATTGAATTTGTCTGTATTATAATAAGTGAATGCGATTCTTTTTCTTTCGAATTCTTCGGGAGTGAACTTTACAGGTATGTTATACATTCTGTTAGTAATGTCATTTTGACTTTGGTATATTAACTCGCTCTGTAGTTTTCTTCTAGGAAGAGTTTTCTCTAACCAAAACTGAGAATCAAACTCAAAACTACTATCATCGATACTAGTATAATAGTATGTACAAGGATTTTCATTAGTGAAGTTCATGACTATATTTATCAAGAATTACCTGCCCAAAAAGGAAGGGCTCGAAAGCCCTTCCCCGTTGTAACGTTTCTGTGAACGTAACTTTCTTATTGGAAAGTCAAGTTCTGAACAGCAATCTCACCAACGTAGTCAGCAGCGTTACCGAACGATGACGCTGTGTTTGTCAATTCGATGTAGCCATAACGTGTCATGAACGATACGACTGGTTCGAATGTAGTTGGGTCGAGAACAACGCCAGAAGACATTAGCGGAATGTATGGGCAGTAGAATGCTGCTGCGTCAGTTTCCGATGAACCCTTATAACCAACAAGAACTGGCTGGGTGTCTGGAGCGTAGCTGTTGACGAATACGCGCATTGCGCCGTTCAAAGTACCAACGAACTTAGTGTTAGTTGGAGCTTCGAATGTACCTTCTGTGGTACGTGCGAATGCTGAGGTTGTTGCTGACTGTAGAACAGTCAATGAAGCAGGCGAAACAACTGCCCAGTTACCTGCACCACGACGAGTGCGCTGAGCAATCAAGTTAGCAACGCGGTTGATAAGAACAGCAAGAGCAGCGTGTTCGTCACCAACGTAAGTAGCAGTACCTGATACAGTTGCCTGGTTGTAAGTGTATTCGGTTGAAGCAAGAGTTGCAAGGCTGAGCAAGATTTCCTGGTCAATTTCAGCAGTGATTTCTTGTGCGAGAGCAGCCATAATTTCTGCTTCTACGTCGATACCATGCTGTGACTGAGCGTCCTGTGCAGCTTCGAAGGTCCAGCGAGCCTGGAGCTTACGTGACTTGGCTTCAACAGCCTGACGTAGAATCTGTACAGAAATCTGCTTACCACCATTACCTTCTAGTGATGCTGTGTCAGCACCAGTGTAATAGTTGGTGTCAGTTGCGTCAAGAGGAACACGAGAATAAGCCTGTGCGATCTTGAATGGTGATAGAGCTTCTTCACCAGCAGTTACCGAAGTTGCTGCTGCTGAGTTGTCGGTCAAGCTATTTGCGTAGCGGACACGTAGAGTGTGAATCTGACCAACTGGGCCGGTCATTGGCTGCACACCAACTAGTTCGTTAGCAATAACAGTTGGCATAACACGACGGATTACTGGAAGAATAACGCGGTTAAGAGTTGCGATATTACCAGCAGTTGTGGTACCAGCTGAGCTTTCAGCAAGAAGCTGCTTCTTGGTATTTTCGAGCAATACGCTCATGGTTGAGCGACGGTTGCCCTTTAAGCCTTCTAGCAGGGCGTCCTTAGTTTCTCCCCAACGGCTTTCTAAAAGTACGTTTGACATTTTGTATATTCTCCTAAACTATGTCTTATTAAAGCCCTGCCAGGCGCTTAATGTCGATTACGTTATCATCAATGTGTTCGACTTCTGCGACTGTTTTGGCAGTTTTATCACCAGTTGCTTCTACAATAACAGATTCAGTTAGTGCCTTCTTTGCAGGGGCAATTTCTGAACCAGTATTGAGAACGGCTGGTAGATACTTGTTGAAAGCGTTCTCCAACTTAGGAGTTTGTACGCTTTCGAGTAATGCTCTCATTACTTCGGCCTTTTCAGCGTTAAGTGTTGACAATAGCTGACCCATTGTCTTTTCACGCTGCGAAGATTCCTTAATAATGCGAACTTCACGATCTTTTGTTTCTACGAGCTTGGCTGCTTGTTCTAGCTTTGCTGTAGCTTCTGCTAGCTGTCTGTCTTTTGCTTCAAGTACTTGAAGTACCTTACGAGTTTCAGCCTTCTCATTTAAGTGAGTAACACTGAATTCGCTTGCGAATGCTTCAAATAGTCTGCGGCCAAAGTTGTTTTCTCTAGCAAGCTTGATATCTTCTTTAAGTTGTGATAGTTCACCCTTAAGATGAGTTGCGACCATTCCGCTAACCTTCTTAGCACTTTCAGCGATAAACTTCGCCTTGAGTGCTTCAAGCTGCTTGCGGCCTTCTGCTACCAACTTAACCTTAGCTTCTACTACTGCTTGTCTATCCTGTGAGAATTCCTTAATTTCACGGGCTAGGGCGTGAACAACGAATTGTTCTAGCTTCTGCTGTCCTTCCATCTGTGCCTTACGGTCTGAGCGCAATTCACGGATTTCTTCGGCTAACTTAGTGACCATAAAGTCATTGAACTTAGTAGCATTTTCACGTAGCTTAAACTGCGCTTGAATGCGTTCTTCATTCATTGCCTTTCTTTCTTCTGTAAATTCACGAATTTCTTCTGAAAGATGGTCGGTAATCATCTTGTCGAGTGCTTCTACCATTACGCTACGGTCATGTTCGTAACGTTGTGCGAATTCTTCACGAAGTTCAGCACGGACTTGTTCACGAGCTTCATTCAACTTTGATTCCCAGGCTTCATTTAACTGAGTCCCGATATCATCACTGATAAGGCCGCTTTCAAGTAATGGCTTAATAGCATCTAACATTATCTTGATTCCCTTTATAATTTAAGTTCATTGATGAGACGCTTTACTTCCTCACCAAGGAATCGTTGTACTCTTTTGTCGCCCTGTGCTTCCTTAGCAATCTCAAGCATTTTATGTCCGTGCTTCATATTCATGAGACTTTCATAAATTGCTTTAGGGTAAGCATTTGGTGCGCTAGGTTGGGCGACGATATCGACAGTGATAATTTCGAAATCACTGACTCTACCATCCATATCGTTGACGTTTCCGCTTCCTCTACTGGATACACCTAGTTTCACACCTGACTCCAACATTGTTCTTACTAATTGACCCATCGGAGTAGGAAGAATTTTTAGTTTACCAAAACCATTAGCACCGTCCATCCACATGCTTGTGATCATGTGCGATACACGGTCTAAGTTAATTTTAAGATCATCTGGGTGATCGACTTCTCCAAGAACGGAGTAGCCTTCTGAGATTTGTTTGTTTAATGTATCTACAGCATTTTCGATTTCA